TATAAATAAATGTCCAACATTTGTTCAAATTGCTATAACGGTTGTGTAGAAACAACGTCTGATCAATGTGTAAGATATACGGGTGTAGATGTTCCTATTTTGGGAATCAAGACAGGAGACTCTCTTTCGTATGTTGAGCAAGCATTGATTACATTTCTCACATCCACTCTTGATGGAACTGGTATAGTGCTACCCATCAACCCTCAAATTATTTGCGAGATTGTAAGTAAGAATCTTGTATCATGTGAAGACCTTAGCCTTCCAAATGTTGTTAGTGCAATCATCAGAGCTGTATGTGAGCTCGACACACGTGTAACTGCTATTGAGGATGACCTTGCTGCTTTAGAAGGACCTTACACTGTAGGATGTCTTACAGGTGTAACCAGTTCCTCTGGAACACATGCAATTCTGCAAGCTGTTATCACAAAGCTTTGTGGCTTAGAGGTTGAGCTTGATGCTCTTGCTCTTGACGTAGATACAAACTATGTTAAGCTTTCTGAAATCAACTCTCTCATTGCTGCCTATCTAACTAGCGTTGGAACCAGTACTAAGTTCTATAACCGTATGGTTCCATACACAGTTGTAGAATTTTATGGTGACCCTGCTGGTAAATTTGATGTAAGCGGTAAAGGTTTAGGTGACTGGGACAAGATTTATTTATGTAATGGTAACAATGGCACTCCTGATAAAAGAGGACGTGTACCAGTTGGTGCTACAACAGGTATGGGTGGAGGAGCTTTCAACCCTGCAGTTGATCCTAGTGTAGCTGGTAATCCTAGCTATGCTTTATTAGGAACTGCTGGTTCTAACAATGTAACTCTTTCAGCTACAGAGATTCCTGCTCACTCTCACTCAGCTACAGCCGTTGTAACTGATCCTGGACACTTGCATACAATTGCATATGCCCATGGAGAAGCTGATCAGAATGAGCCTGGTACATCAGGTGACCTTATGGATATGAATGGCATAAAGAGTTCGTCCACTAGTACAAACACAGCGTTCACAGGAGTTTCTGTGGCAGTCAGTGTTGGTTCTACAGGAGGCGGATTAGCCCATGCTAACTACCAGCCTGGTCTGGGATGCTACTACATTATGTATATTCCTTAATAGTTAAACTCTTTATATAAAATGATATACCTTCCACAAAATCCATGCTGTACAACGATTCCAGTTGTAACCTGCGGATGTGATCCTTGTAGTACGCCTCTTACGCCAACTAACAATGTTGCATACAGCGGACCTAATTTATCTTGTACATTGATTGCAACGTATGACACTGCAACTGTGGCTTTCCAAAAGATTGATACTCAGATCTGTAGCCTTAAACAGCAGATCTATAATCTTCAGGTGGCTTTAGGTAATTGCTGTCCAACAACTACAACAACATCAACTTCTACAAGCTCTACAACTACAACCACTACAACAATAGCTTGTCCTTCTTGTCTGTTCTATTCTGTGACCAATTCAACTGTTTCACCTGTTAATATATCTTACTACCAGTGTGGAGGAATTCTTGTAAACACTTCTGTAGCGGGTCCTAGCATCATCTACGTATGTGCTTGCGCAGGAACATTAGTGGTGCCTCCTGTACCAGGTGTGTCATCAGCTAACCTTGGAGCGTGTCCTACAACAACCACCACAACAACAGTGGCACCTACAACAACAACCACTACTACGGTAGGGTAAAGTAATAAAAAAACTCTGTTTGTTGGTTTTCAGGGTTTCTCCCTGGGGTTTCTACCCTGGGGAGTTTTTTTATTTATAACTAAGTTGGTTAGAATGGATAACCAGAAAGGTTAAAATAATTTGGAAAATATCAAAAAACCTTTGTATCTTTAGGGCAATTTTAATTCAAAAAAGTTGCAAATGCCTGAAAATCAATCTCTTCTGCAACAATTGGAGCAAATGCTTCATTGGAAAAAGAGCAAAAAGTTCTATGCAGACAAACTCAACATTACAGAAAGTGAGGTGGATGAATTGATAAAAGAGCTTCGAGGGTCACAAGAAGCACAGGAAGATGCAGAAGTTGCAAACTACATTGGAGAACTTGAAGATCAAGTGATAAGGTTTTTTGAAGACGTTCAGAAAGGAACAGGTGAGGTGGTCTTCAATAGCGAAGAGGAAATCAAAACTCTAGACGAGTTGATTGATAAGTGCAAGATTGACACAGAGAAGTGGGAAATAACTAAGTACGTACAGAACTACTGGGGTAATAGTGATAAACCTTACTACCAAGTAAAAGCTTGGTTGGGTAAGAAGAAGAATGAGCAAGTGTTTCAAGATAGCTTCATCTCTTTCCTAGAGAGCTATCAACCAATGTCTCCAGAAGTAATGGCTCCTAAGTATGAGAAAAGCAAGAAAGAAGCTTGCCTAATCATCAACAAACAGGATTCCCATTTAAACAAGCTAGATATAGGAGGAGAGAATGATATAGACCAGCGCTTTGGTGATTTCATCCAGAGGGTGGAAATTATTCTAGACCAAGCCTCTATATCTAACAATATCACAGACATCAAATACATCATTGGTTCTGATGAGTTTAACAGTGAGTTTACCAACACAACTACAAAGGGTACACCCCAACAAAACATTCTTTCATATCACGATTCTTTTCATGCAATATGTGATCATGAGGTGAGTGTGATAAACCTGCTCCTTCAGAAAGGAGGAGATGTGGATGTTGTATTTGTAGCTGGTAATCATGATGAATATGTAGGATGGCATTTAGCCAGTTGGTTACAAACCTACTTCAGAAACGAAGAGCGTGTATTCTTTGACATCTCTCCAAGGTATAGAAAGTATGTAAGCTATGGTACATCAGCATTAATGTTTAACCACGGAGATGCTCTAAAACCTGCAAAGCTTGCTGGATTGTTCCCTATGGAATTTAAGAACGGATGGTCAGAACACGATAACTTCTACATATTTACAGGTGACAAACACCATGAAATGAGTCTTGATTTCAATGGTATTAAGTTCTATCAACTACCTGCATTCTCCACAGCTAAGAGTAGCTGGGATGATAAGAATGGATACACCATCACTAAAGGTGAGGTGACAGGATTCCTGATAGATTTACAAGATGGAATAACAAATATATTCAAACAGTATTTATAATGTCAACTTTTAGGAAGCTAGTTTCAGATGCGCGCTCTATGCACAAGTTGCTCTCCACGGACAACTTGATCACGGATAGGGCTATCATGTCTGAAATTAGAAACAATGCCTTCCTCCTGATAAAGCGTGAGACTAATCTGAGGAAGTTATGGGCAACCGATACAGTTTTTACCACCATCCCTTGTTTAGAGACGGTGGAAGTTCCTATTTCTGAGTGTTGTGATTATGCTGATCCTTGCACAGTGGCTAGAACAAGATTCAAGCTGCCTAGGATTACAGAGGGTAATTATCAATATGTCATTCAGGGTGTGTATTCAATTAACGCCATGAGTGGTCAGGGAAAGAAACTTAAGGAAATAACCATCAACCGATACGTGAACTTGCTCAAGCTTCCTATAATTAAGAAGGAGGAATACTATTGGATTTCTAACGGATATCTGTATGTGAACAATCCACTCTTAAAAGCAATCAGACTTGTTGCTCTTTTCGAGGAAGATGTTCCAAATGAGATAATGTATCCAGAGTGTGGATGCGGAACTCCTAGCTATACACCAGAACAACTGTGTGTAAATCCTTTAGATAAAGAATCTCCAGTTCCTGGCTATCTAGAAAAGCAGGTGTTGGAGCTCACTTCTCAGAAGCTTCTCTCTACGTATTTCAAATTGAAGACAGACATCACAAGTGATGGAGTTGATGGTCAAGCACCTAACGCTCCAAACTTGAGATAAGATATGAGAGTAAAGATAGACTGGAGAAGCGCCAGCAAAGAAAACTACAACAGTTTCTGTAAGAAACATCCGTCCATAAAGCTCACCTTTGATCAATGGAGAAACATCGTTTACTCTTTTAACGATGCGTTTAAAGAATACATTCTTGAGACAGGAGAGAAAGCAAAGCTACCTTTTGGTTTTGGTGAGTTTGCCATAAACAAGAAAAAGCGTAAGAAGGTAAAAGACATTCATGGAAAAGAGTTTGTCAACCTTCCTATTGACTGGAAAAAGACAAAGGAGAAAGGTAAACGTATTTACAACTTTAACTTTCACACAGAGGGCTTCTTCTTTGGATGGGTGTGGTTCAAATCAACAGC